CCTTGATGGTCGCCTCGTCGGAGGCGAACACATAGTGATCATTGGCCCAGTTATAGCGATAGAGCACATCTTCCAGCGCCCACATCGCATTCCAGAACTGATCGTATTTCACGTTGGCCTGGTATCGGTCCATTACCTCGCCCTTTTCAACGACGTCCAGTTCAAGGAACTTTGCCAAACGCTTGAACAAGCTCTTCTTCTCGGCAGTATCACCGCCAGTCTTGGCGTTCTCGCCCGCCTTGCTCACTTCTTCCAAGTTCACATCCTCCTCGCTGTATTTTCCGAAGCCGCCCATGGAGAAGCCGGTAAGCTCTCCTTTCTGAACGGACTGCCAGACGGTATCGTTGGAGCACTCCACCGTGAGCACCCAGGAGCCCTTGGCAACGGGGGTGTCCCCGATGGTAAGATCACAGGGGGCGACGTAGTTTTCAACGACGGTCAGACCGTCAACGGTCTCGAAGCTGTGCTGGAGGTCCACCTTGTCGCCGTTCTTGGCAAACCAATAGGCGGCCTTGCGAATCTCTTCCTCCGTCATGAAATTGCCGTGAGCGTCCTCGGTCATCGGCTCATAGACAATGCCCGTGATGTAGTGCGTTTCGGCGTCGATCTTGAGGATTTTGCTGTAGGTGGAAAACTGGGCCTGTCCGCCCTCCTGCTTTGTGATCAGGAAGCGTTTCTGATTCGCGGCTTTGTCCACCAGACTGACGAACTGGATTTTTGCGTCTGAGATTTCGATTGCCTTCTGCACATTGCGCACTCATTCTCACCCCCTTTCTTCTGCGGATGTAAAAAACAGCCGTTTCCGGCTGCTTTTTGCGATATGGAGAGATTTGCTGCTCTGCGGCCCCGTCTTGCCCGCAGGCTGAACGAGAGCGCCCGGGGTAATGCTCCGATATTACCCAGACCTACTGGCTCTCAACGGTCGTTTAAGAGGCCAAAATCATTCGATGCCAGCTTTGGCGCGATTGGCGGCATCAAGCTCCGCCTCCCAGGTTTCATCCATCTCGTCGATTGCCGCCTGCTGAAGCGCCTGACGGTCTTCCAGGGACATTCCGAGAAGGTTTTCGTCGACGATCGGCTCACAGATGCAGTGACAGTTGATGCTTTCGGCTGCCGGGAGGCTCGTATCGACTGGGTATCTGGGGTAATAGGTCACGCCGTCCCGTCCCTGCAGGACGAAGGTATCAGCTTTTTCAACCGTTTGGCCATCCATGGCCACATGGTTCGGCCTGGGAGCGTTCCTGTGGCTCCCGGTATGCCGCCACATCTTCTGAGTAACGGAGGGGCTTTGCATGAAAGCCTCCTGCTGGGCCACATTGTGAGCGCGCAACACCTCCGTCACGCTGACGCGGCGGGCCTTGTAGTATTCGTCCCGGATACCGCTATCAAGGATGTTCTGCGTGAAGACCGCAATGCCGTCGCCGTTGGCGAGGCCGGTTTCCAGGATCGTTTCGATTTCCGTATGGCTATTGAGCTGCATAAGCTCCGCCAGGTCCTCGCTCCATTCCTCGATCCAGCCCGTGGTGAGCTTACTGATTCGGGAGGCGGCCAATTCCTTGTCCGTCCGGTTAAGGTAGGTGCTGACCAGGCTGGGCATGAGCTCTGACAGGTGTTCGCTGAACGTGCTGGACAACTTGGCCGAGAGCCCATCCGCCGCCTTCACGCCCGGCCAAATCTCCGTGGCGAAGGTCTGGAGGTCCGCGGCCTCCGCTGCAGCGGAAGTAATGAGCTTGGTTTCCTCAACGAGGGCAGCGGCTACATCGTCCTCAAGGGAGCCGATGGCCTTGATCGTTTTGTCGGCGTCGGCAAATCCTGCCGCCGCCAGCTCCTCCTCCAGGTCGCCGTCAGCCTTTTCCAGGTAGGCGTTGATCGCTTTCAGCAGCTTCCCGCAGTTACACCGCTTCATCGTCGCCCTCCTGCATCTTCAGCAGCACGGCCTTGACCTCCTTCATGACCGCCACAACGGCGTCGTCGCTGTGCGCCGCCGCCTTGGTGATCTGCCCGGTGAGCTGGGAGAGGATGTCGTCCATGGAGAAGGCCGGGGCCTGCGGATTCAGAGACGCGATCAGGTCCTTCGCGGAAATCGGGATATCTGCCCATTCGCCCTCATAGTTCTCCACCTTCTCGCCCATCATCTTGCCGAGGATCGTCTTTGCCTTATTCGGCGTCAGGCCGCCGGCGCGTTCCGTGACGGACAGGATTTTGTAGAGATCGTCGGGGTTGGAGATGTCCGGGGCCATGAAGTAGCACTCGACGTATTTGAAGCCGTAGCCGTTCAGCAGCCGGTTGTTGATCGCCCAGGCGAGGGATTTCCGCTCCGGCTGGAATACCTGTTCCTCCGTGATCTCCATGGCAGTCTGAGCGGTGGCGCGGTTGAAGTCCGTGGTGTAGCCCGTGTAAAGGTCGGGGAGCCGGAAAGCGGACTGGACCCGCTTCCGTCCGTTCTCGATATAGTCCTGGAACAGTTCATCCTTCTGCAGGATGCTCGCCAGGTCCTTGACCTCAATCTCCGGCTTCTTGGTTTCGTCGAACCCGGCCTGATTGTCCGTGTTCTCAACCTCCAGAACGAGGAAAGCGTGCTGGCCTTTCTCGCCCTGGATCTCGTTCATGTACTCCTCCAGCTTGGTAAAGCTGGCGTCGGTCAGCGTACCTCCCTTGACCATGATCATCAGGGGTGTATGGCGTCCTTTACTGAAATAGGTGTTGTTCAGGTTTTCCGCCTTTCGGGCGCCATCAACGCCGAGGAGCTGCCCCATCCACCGGACCTTGCCATAGAGCTCCGTACCGATGGCAAACTCCATGATCTCGTTTGCCTGATACTGAACTTCCAGCGCCTCGCCGCTCTCCTCGTCTGTGCTCACATACTGGCCGGAGCGGTTATCCATCATGCGGGGATCTCCGAATTCCTTGAAAAAGACAGTCTTGCCGCCGACGACCTGTTTATACTTGCAGAAGCGGTGAGGACGCTTGATGATCTCGATGCCCTTGTAGTTGTAGTCGATCTCCACGGGGGGATCGAGGGGGCAGGTCTTGGTCATGGATGGGGTATCCCGGATGAAGTCGATCTGATTGACCTCTCCCGCAGGGTTACGGATCACCTCCAGATACGCGATGCCGTAGGTTTCCCGCGCTTCGATCAGGTCTTCAAAGACCTCCTTCGTGTCCATGTCCAGGTTGAGCAGGTCGATGATCTTCTGCGCCCGGTCCCATTCCGCTTTCATCTCCGGCGTTTCCTCGCCGGCGCCGTCGTCGACGATATAGCGCAGGGAAATACCGAAACCGACGATGTTGTTCTTGTATGCCGCGATGCACTGAGGGAGGATGTTGGAACCGTCCACCAGCGATCTCAGGCCGAGCAGCGGATAGGGAGGCGACACGAATTCGCCGGCGCTGCCCTCCGCAACGGAGTCGATCTGCGTCGGAGCCTCCGCTTTCTGAATCGGCTGCTGGGGATCGCTCGCCTTGATGACGCGAACATTGACCTGGGGATGCTTCGTTTCGTTCTCCACGGGCTTATGCCCCCTTCCTGATTTGTTCCTTGACCTTGACAGGAACGACGCACAATAGAACGCAGTCCGCCTCGTCGGGGGAGGGAAGGTCCCGTTTCTTCATGTCTTCCTTGCTCTCCACCTTCTGCTTGCTCTGTTCCGTCATGGCGTATTTGCGGCTGGACAGCTGCCCCACAAGATCATCGTCATTCGGGAGTATGACTTCCACGGGCTTCGGTGTTCCGTCGTCCTCGTAATCCTCCAGGAGCCTCCGGAGAACGCCCATCATGTAGGTCGTGCTGTCGTGGTAATAGCGGTGACTGATGCGCTTCCCGAACTGAATGCGAATGACCTCCAGCCACCAGAACCGAGTGGGATCGTTCTTCTTGATGCGGTTGAGACGGTCAACGACGCCGCCGCCCACGCCGCCGTCGTCCACGCAGACGGGGATCGGGTGCTGCCACTTATAGCGGCGCACCAGCGTTTCTCCCAGCTCCACGATCTTGTCCGCAGTAGTCATGGTGTCCTGGCCGTTCCGCTTCAAGAAGAACTCCACCTTTTCATCCACCCGGAAGCCGATTACGGTCTTGTCCTCGCCGAAGCGGGCAACGTCGCAGCCGATCTGTATTTTCAGCGGCATCTTCTTCGGCTCATAATCCGTGTTGATGGACTTCTCAATGAGGGAGATCGGAATGAAAACGTCGTCCTCCTGCAGGGGGAACTCCCCATCGACGCGGACGCGAACCACGTTGCTGTCGCGGCCGTAGCGCCGTTCCAGCATTTCGATGTTCTCCTTATTGGTCCTGGACACGTCCCGGGAAGAAACGCGCCGGGTGCGGTAAAGAGGCCGCACCTTTGCGTTGATGTGGCTGTCGTAAAAGGTGCCGGATGTCTTCGTTGGGTTTCCGCACATGAGCAGCTTATTGTTGCCGCCGGAGAGGGTGCCGAGCACGGCCTCCATGATGGGCTCCGCAACGCCGGAGGCTTCGTCCACGATGAACAGCATATTGTCCTCGTGGAAGCCCTGCATGTTCTCCGGCTTGGTGGCCGTGCGTGCCACGGCGAACCAGCGTTTTTCCATCCCCACCACATAGACATAGGTTTTGGTCCATTTGAGGATCACAGAGAGCAGGGGGCTCTTGGCCTGCCACTTCGCAATCTCTGCCCATAAGACATCGTTGAGCTGCTGCCTGGTGGGAGCGGTTGCCACCACACGGGCATACGGGAAGCAGCTCAGGAACCACAACACGGCGACGGCCTCCGTCGCGGTCTTCCCGACACCCTGGCCGCTGCGAACGCTGACGCGGTGACAGGTGGGGTCCGCCAGATCCCGGAGCGTGTCGGCCTGCCAATCGTCGGCGCCATAGTTGACGACCTCTTTGGCAAAGAGAACGGGGTCTTTCTGCCATGCTTTTTGACGAACCCGGAAGGTGTCGATCAGCTTTTTCTCAATCTTCATCTTCCGCATCCTCAACAGTTTCGCCGGTAAGCGCGGCAATCCAAGCCTGGGCCAGCTTGCTTTGCTCGGTCTGGCCGTCCAGGCGCCGCCGTTCCAGTTCCAGCCTCTCGCGGTCCGTGTGGATCTTCTCAAGATCGCCCAGGAGCTTGATTTTCCGGCCATGCACCCGGTCAAGCTCCGCCTCCAGCTTTCCCAAAGCATCAGAGGCGGAAATGGTGTGGGAGCTGGTGACGATTTCCCGCTCCCCGATGGCGATATCCTCCCCAGCGGTTTCCGGGATGATCTTTTTTCCCCATTGGTTGTTTTCGTCTATCTCAAAGGCACCGGCCTCCCGCTTTGCAACGGACCGACTGGCGCTGTAGGTAATCATGTTGGTCTTGGACTTCGCAGCGGCGGCCCGGACGTCGTTGATATGCTTCATCAACCGGACCTCTTTGACATTGAGGGCCGCCAGGGTCTGCCGAAGCTCAACCTCAACTTCCGTTCCGGTGCTTTCATCCTGGAAGATTTCGGCCTCGTCAGCTTCCAGCAAGGCCCCCATGACCCGCTCATAGGCTCCGTGGCGGAAATTCTTCTGATTCCCCGGGGGACCTCCGCCATCATTCCCGACAGCGTTCTTGTTCCCTGGCTGACCGCCCTTCTTTCGTTTGGTAACGTGACCTTTTCCATTTGGTAACGTGACCTTTACCGTCTGGCTGTCCCAAGCGTCGGCGTGTTTCCACTTCCGCACCTGTTCCGGGGAGACGCCGAGTTCCTTCGCTATGTCCTTTAATTCGCGCCTTCCTTTGCTCTCGATCCAGAGCTCAAACGCACGCCGCCGTTCCGGGCTCCGCGCTCTCGGCATATCCCTCCCTCCCTATATTCGTGTGGAATTGCAAAACCGAGCCCCATGCCACCGCAGGACGCGCCGCGGGGCATGGGGTCTCTGACTTTTAGGCAAGGAAAACCGCGTCGCCCTCTTTGATGAACATGACCTTTCCGCACTGTTCGCAGACGACCTTGAAATACTTGGCGGGCTTCTCCGCATACTCCGCGGCGGCAGCCTTGGCCTTGTCGATCTGCTCCTGGGTGGTGATGGCGGTGTTGGTTGCTTCCTCCTGGGCGGCCTTTTGCAGATATGCCTCATAGCGGGCCCTCCGTTCCTCCTCGCTCTCGCTTTCGGAAGATTCCGGGGGGAAGTCTGGCATATCAAAATCGTCCGCCACGGGGAAGCCAAGTGCCTCTAAGTCGAAGTCGAAATCCAGGTTGAGCATATCGACCTCATGAAGCAGGTCTTCATTGACCCACTCGGAGAATTCGGAGATTTTGTTGTCTGTCAGGCGGTCGAGCTTGATGGTTTCCTCGTCGGCATCGGTGACGACGCAGGGCACCTCCGTCATGCCGAGCCGGATCGCGGCGGCATAGCGGGCGTGGCCTTTGACGATCACGCCGCTCTGATCGATCACGAGCGGGACGTTGAAGCCCACCACGGGAATGACCTTGACCAGGAGCTCCACCGTCTTATCGTTCTTCCGGGGATTGCGGACGTAGGGCCGAACCTCGGAGATCTTCTTCATGACGATCTTCTTCACGACTTCCACGGTCAGCCCCCCTTCCTGTAGGCGGAGAGCTGTCGGGCCTGGTTCTCGGAGATCGCGGCGCGGGTGTAGCCGTTGCCCTCATAGAGCTTTGCATAGCCGGTGATGTGCTTCAGACGCACCAGCTCTTCCGGCTCAAGGCCCAGCTCGTTGCAGACGTCAAGGTCAGTGGCGCCGTTGAGCAGCATTTCCATGACGATGTTGCTCATGCCGTTGATGGAGTGTTTCCCCCGGGCGCGGTTATGCCGCACGGTGGAGGCCATCAGGTCGTTCATGGTCTTGTTGTGGAGAACGACGCAGGGAAGCTTGCCCTCGCAGGCGGCGTAGATGTCCTTATACCGCCGCATGATGCTGTATCGGTGGAAGCCGTCAACGATCACATAGCGGTCTTTCTTCTCGTCGTAGATCGTCACGACAGGCTGAGTGTAGCCGTCGGCCTTGACTGAGCGATAGAGCAGCTTCATTTCCTGCGTGGCGACGCTGTTGGGGTTATAGTTGTTCGCGTGAACTTTCTCAATGGGGATCCATTCGACGTTGAAAACCGGCTGGTCTTTGATCATGTCTTTTCCCCCATGTACTGCGCGAACTGAGCCGCGTCCCTCTGCCGGTAAACCGTTTTCTTCTCGCGGAGGCGGAAGCGGGAGCGGGCGTTGGCGTTGTTGGTGCCGTCGATGTCGTTCAGCACGATCTCCTTGACGTGGACGCGGTACCATTCATCGCCGTCCTGGTTCTTCCAGCGGTTTCGGAAAAGCTCGTGATACTCCGGCTTGACGATGTTGACCAGTAGATAGTCCCGGTATTCCTTCCATGAGGCGAAAGCAAAGGGGAGCTGACGGGGGATGATATCGCCGCTGTCAAAGGTGTGGGCAAAGGTCCCCACGCCGCTGACGCGGCGTATGAACTTATTGTAGGTTTCCGGCTCGAACTCCTGAAGCATTTCGATGGAGTGCCAAGCGGTTTCATGGATCAGGGCGCTCACGCGCATAGCCTCTTTTGCGACGCCCCACTGATACTGCAGGTCGTAAACGCGGTTGTACGGCCAGCCGTTGTTGGCGATGGCCGTCCAAATATCGTCGTGGGTGAAATCGTAAATGGGCCAGAACACCTGACAGCGTCCGACCTTCTTTTTGCACCAGGTCACGCCCCGGAAGCGGGCTTCGTTCTGCGTAATGGCGGCGCGGCGGTTCAGGCTCTCCACGATCCGCATTCCCACCAGCACGGCGCAGTTATCAGAGTCCGTGCAGTAGTCGGGCAGCTCGTTCACCAGGTCGTGAAAGCGGTTCGCCTTGCAGGGGTTTTGCTTGATGGAAAGCGGGTGTTGCTCATGAATCCACATGGCCTTGTCCTCCGGCTTCCACACGCTGATGAAGTTTTTCTCCGGAGACAGGGTATTGGTGAACTCAAAGGGGATCTGGAACCAGTAGGGTTTCACGTCCGGGCGCTGCATGAGCGTGGCCATGTAATCCACGGTAGCCTGCCATTCCGCTTCCTGATCGAGCCAGAAGACCTTGACCGGCAGGCGTCCCAGTTCCTGGGCCACCTGCAGGGTCAGGTGGAAAAGCACGGTGCTGTCCTTTCCACCAGACATGCTGACGATCACATCATCGTGATACTCATAGATGAACCGAATCCGGGCAAGAGCTTCTTCAAATACGTTGTTTTCCAGGTAGATCATGCCCGCTGCGCCTCGCTTCCGGAATTCCGGGCCGGGGCGGCGCTGGGCCGTCTGTTCGGCAACATGGGGTTTCCTCCTTTTTTGATGTGCCCGCTGCGCCTCGCGCTGGCGATCGCCAGACGTACGGACCAAGGCACCGCGCAAAGGAGCAACGCGGCGCCGAAATGACCTCCTTCCCAAAAACTCGGCGGCCACCCCGAGAAGGGTGGCCGCCTGGCTATGTAGGATTTTACAGTCTACATTCTGCATACATTCTATGGGATCTGCAAGCGTCACGGCGCGTCACGGCGGAGCACGACGCGTCAGCGCGTCACACGGCGTTGCACGGCGTTGCATGGCGTCACATCCCGTTTTTTCCGCCGTCGGGCGGGTTTTCGCGGAAGTACCGATAGCAGGTGGTCTTGATGCTGCTCTCAGTGGTGAATCGACCAAGGACCTGCGAGACTTCCTTCCATGACAGCCCCCGCAGGAAGCGTAGCCGGAAGACGAGGCGGGTCTGATTGTCCTGAATCCGAGAAACAAAGGCTTCGATAGGAATCTCCTGCTCGACCACTTCCTTTCGCAGCTCGTCTATACGATTGGACAAGTCGGCAATCTCGACGGCGAGATCGCCGACCTTGTCAGACACGCCCGGGGCATGAGGCATTCCGGTCAATTTGGGCGTACTGGGGCCTGCCGCGAGGCGCAGCGCCTCCAGCATTTCTTCAGCCTTGTTCAGTTCGTCTCTCAGCATGAGGTGCTGATTCAGATCCTCTAGCGTCATATCCGCTCCCGCTTTCAATGCTTTTCGCTTCTCGAATCCCCAAGCCTCATTTGTTCATAACCAGACGCCTCCGGCTGGACTTCTTTAACGGAGACGACCCGTGTATCACCGTACTTCTCCAAATCCATAGCGATCTGCTCCTTAATCCCGATGGCCTGTCCTGTCGGCCGATTGACGTGAACGGTGATTACCAGCATGGCGTCATTCCAGGATGTGAGCGCCGCATTTATCGCAAAACACGTAACTCCCCAGTAGAGGCCTCGCACTTCTTCCACAGCACGGGCAGTGCGGCCCTCTGTTCATTTCATCGACCAGATCGGAAATACTTTTTTCGGGCTCAGGGGGGAAGTATGGTTCTTTGTGATTTAACTTCGCCTCTGCTTCATGTCGAGGTTTCCGGTCGGGGAGGTATGTTGGCTCCCCGATACACTCCAGCGCCGCAA